GCTGTATTCATATGTATCAAACATAGGTAGGAGGTGGTCAGAGCTGTCATCTTCCAACCAGTCGTACTTAACCATCAAATCCTGCACAGTCTGTAAAGGATTAACGTAATCGAACTTCCTCCTAGACTTCCTATAAAATTTGAAATGAATTACATAAGGGGTATTAAACCTTTTTATAAATTCTTTAAAAGGATATGTGTGTTCTAAATATTCGCCTTTAGATTCTTTTATATAACGCATTGTAGTTTTACTATGAATCAGGTACTTGCCTGTCCATCTCTTTCCATTCTTACTTGAAGGTACGTTGCCGTTAATAAATATTTCTAAATCATTCATACTCTACTTCATTGGGGTCTGGTATGTATAGTCCTAAGGACGATGATGCAAACCGTTTCACTTCATCAATATAATCTATCATTTCTTGGTTGCTCAACTTAGTAGTTGATTTCATTCCGTCTACCCAAATTCCTTTTATTTGATATTTAGTACGAAGAAACATTGATTTTAATATCTCATGTGCTTCTTCTTTGTCATATCCTGTTTCAACTGAAACCAGTTTAACAACGACTGCCCAATAATAAGAGTTAAGGTTCAGGCTACGCCTGTTCTTTTGCTCCCGAATAGTAATGTATACATTCTTACCCTCATTACCAGACACGTCGTTGTCAAACTGTTCTCTGTTTTGGAAAGTTACCTTTCCGTTTTTTACAAATGCTTTATGCTTGTATATCATTAGCACATGCAATTCTCTGTTCCAAACCCTACATTTAGGATAACTAATTTAAAACATCTTCTAGATATATCAAACTTTAACTCAAATAAAGTTATGCCTAATATTCTAGCTTCTAATCTAAACTTATCTTTCTGTCTAAGGTTTGAACCAAAATGATTTATTAATCTCATAATTAAAATGGTGTTTGTACTTCTGAATTAGACACTGTAGTTGATTCTAATCTCAATGCCGCTTCATAAGCTGCTCTATCCTCTGGAGACAAAGTTTTGTTAAAACTTTCTTTGAAAGTAATCTTTTGTCCAAAAGGATTTGCAAATTTATACTCTATTCTTGACTTTATTACTGGCTTATTGGTGTCTTTGTCTGTAGTCCAATATTCCCTTGACGCTAAACAAACCTCCAAGCTTTTACCTAGCACGCTATTAGCGGCCATTTGTGGGTCTGTATATGTCGTTGCTCCTGCTGAAACTAAAAAGCTTTTAAATATACTAGTTCTAACTTTGGCTGCTGCTTCACTTGTATGTGAATCAATGCCGTTAAACTTTAAAAATGCAGCTCCAAATTCATTTTCTACAATGAACTCAAAGTATGGGGTACCTTGATACCCTGGATTTTCATCACTAGTTTTAAAACTTTTAATCTTTACAGTATGAGCTCCTGCTTTTAAATAGCTTGACTGCGTGTTGTTATTCGATGTTACATCGGTTTCTTCTAATTTTGGAAACATAATTCGGTTTTTTTAAATTAACAATTTTATTTATAATACTCTTCACATTTATCAATAACTGTTTTAATACAGTTGTTAATATGTAAACTATCAAACATACCCATAGGACTCTTTGCAGAATCTCTACCAGTAGTATTTGTTCTAAATCTATATGTAACTCCTTCGTCAGTTGCTCTCACATCTGTAAATAAAGCTAATACAAATTCTTTCTCAACTCTTTTCTTCCATCTGTTACCATCTACTGCAACATAGCGTTCTTCAACACCATTGTCGCCATCATACACGCCATCAATAGCAGTAAATACAACATACTTATCAGAGTTTTTAGACTTATCTAAAATCTTATCTATTTCTTTATTATAGTAACTCCACACATCAAAGCCTTTGTATCTTATGTCGGCTTCTCTGAATATAATTTCTATAAGAGATGTAAAAGATTCTACGATTATTGTATCTATTTTGTCACTTGACATAGCCTTGTCTAAAGCTGAGTGGAACTCTGATACAGATTTAATTGGAACATTCATAAACTCATTAGCATTTTTGAATGGTAGCTGCTTTCTTTCTGTATTTAAAACAGCTGTTCTTGTTGGTTGTAAGTTTCTCATTGAGCTAGACTTACCTGAACCTGATGGTCCAGCAATAATAATATTCGGTTTCATTTATCTTTTGTTTTTAAATTAAATAATTCGGTTTTACTAATCGGTTTTTTGTTATTCTTAGACTGAACAAACTTAACATATCCTTTGAACATAAAATTATCTCCATCCTTTAAGTTGGATTCGATTTCTTTAAAAGTTAAGCTTAACACTTTTTTAACAAGTGACTTACTAACACCTAGGTCTTCAGACACTTTAGATACAGCTTGTTCAAGTCTAATCATAACAGTGCAAATCTACTAAATAAAACGCACTTTACAAAAAAAGAAAGAGCAGTTTTTTAATAGTAATTAACATCACATTGTTGGTAAATTTTCAAACTTAGTTAAGTAGTCTATAAACCTTAAATGCTTACTACCAATACCAATATTTCTACCTTTAGCAAATATAATTTCTGCTAATCCTTCAACGCTATTGCCTCGTTCATCTACTTTAATATTGTAGTATTCAGGTCTATAAACAAATATAACCGTATCAGCAGCTTGCTCAATCTCCCCCGATTCTCTAAGGTCGGCAAGTGTAGGGCGACCCCCATCGCGTTTACTTACATTCCTAGATAATTGAGAAAGTGCTAATACTGTTATATTCAATTCTTTAGCTAAGTTCTTTAAAGCTCTTGTAACATGAGAAACTTCTTGCTCACGACTACGGCCATTTAAATTATAACTAATAAGCTGAAGGTAATCTACAACAACCATATCAACCTTTTTAGTTATAACATATTGCCTTATTCTATTTAATAGATACTTTAAAGAAGTATTTCTACATTCATCTATATATAGATTAAGCTTTTCAAACCTTGCAACACTATTGTGTATCTTACCCCACTCATCTTTATAGATAATACCCTTAAGCATATGTTTATTATCTATACCAGCGTCTCCACTAACCATACGCATAAGCATTTGATTAACAGACATCTCATAAGAGAATATAACACACTTAACATCGTGTCTACAGGCATTTACAGCTAAATTAAGAGCAAAACTAGTCTTACCCATAGAGGAAGCACCACCTATGATAACTAAGTCTTGTTTTTGCCAACCACTTGTGAATTTATCAATTGATTCAAATCCACTAGGAATACCTGTCATACCTTGATTATGGATACCTTTAATCATATCGGGCATTTGTTCACTAATATGAGTGAGCTTGTCGTTAGAAACATTACCAATTTTTTGTAACGCACTGTCCGCAAAGTCAATGATAGTGAACAACTCCTCCCCTTCAGTTATCTTTTTATTAACAGAGTTCATAAGGTTCTGAAGTTCTGACATTTTATTGTCCTCTAATAACATTAGTATTAATCTTTCTGCAATGTATGGGTCGTATGCTTTATCGTTGCATTCCTGAGCCAAACTTATTGCCTCGTATTTGTCAGTAGATTGTTTATAAAATTCAGACATATCACATTGACCCATAGTTTGTAGACTTTTATCAAGAATTTTGTATAGGTTTTTGTGTTTAGTGTTTTGAAAAATGTCAACACTTAAAAGAGAATGATTGTCATAATATAATTTTTTATCGTTCATTAGTTTACCTAAAAGAACTTTTTCTAAATAGTCTCTATTATCTTTCATCTCTTCCATTTTTATTTGGGTTAATATATACTTGTGAATTACTCTTTAAGTGGTTGTTTAAGGTGTTTAATAAATCAGGCACCTCATCTTCCCATCTTTCATGTTTAATCCATCTAATTGGATGTGGAAAGTCTGGGTGCCAAATATTATTATCATCACACATTTTTTTGTACAGTTTTTGTTTAGTTAATGCTTTCATTATTACTGTATATAATTCAGGTGACGGTTTTAATCTCAACCACGCATCAAGGGATTGTTTTTTACCCACCTTGCGAGGGTATTCTTTCCAGAATGTATCAAATAAACTTTTCATAATACTATTTATAAATTTTTACAATTTCTTTAATTACTTTGTCAACATTATTATCGTTTATTTCTAAACCATAAGCTGTTAAATAGTCTGATATTTGTTCATAAAAGGTGTCAGTAAACTTATCTGCGACCTTTTTTATTAAATGTTTATCCATAATTAATTTTCTAATTTTTCTATTATTTCTGTTTCTAAATGAATTAACCAGTCATCAGCTACTTCATACATTAATTCTGTTACTTCTGTATCATTATAAAAAATTCTATCTATTTCTACATGAGCCCTAAGAGGTTCTGTGTCTGGATATCTTTCTTTTTGTTCTGGTATGTATGTATACTCGACAAGTAAATCGTTGTTTCCTATTTCTATACTATATTCTGCCATAATTTTTACAATTTTAATAATTAATAATTAGTTTAACAAACTATTTAGGCGAGGCTCGTGAATTTATATAACCCATTAATATTTAAAGTTAATGATACCCCGCCTAATTAGTTGATTACATAGGGGGAGAAACGGTAATCGTTCCAAAGTATAACAGGTGAATTAATATTAAATTGATTACAACTCCCCCCTTGTAGTAATGTGTGAATGAGCAGCGATTAAATGAATCGTTGTTCACGGTTATCATAATAGTCTGCTATAATATCTCCCTCTTTATCTCCTAAACCTGCACGCAATACTTCACGCATTGATATACAGATTGCTTTGTCTTCTTGGAATCTATTATAGGTTTCTATTATGGTTCTTGAATGATTTTCTATGAAGTTAACATAACACATACAAAATAACACCCACTTTTTTATCTTATGATAATCAAGTGAGCCACTATGTTGCCTGAACTCAATAGTTTCTGGCCCATCCTTATAACTAAAGTTATTTAGATTAAGCCAGTAGTATCTTGTTCCTGAGTAATGTCCATGTGGGTTTCTAGATTTTTTACAATTAGTCTTACCAAACCCTTGAAGACCTCCCTCTACATATTTAGATAATAATCTTAACATTCTTTTATGTGTAAAAGGAAACTCTCTTTTATTTACAGTTCTTAACTCCTCAAACTCTTCAGGTATTCTTTTACAATAAGTATTAGCCCTTCTTGATTTAGGTTGAACTCTAAACAATTGATGTTGCATTAAATGACCAAGCATTATAGATAGTATAGCAAACCTTCTATTAAAGTTAGCTCCACCTATATGTACATGGATTCCACAAGTTCTATCAACATAACATTCAGAACTAATAGCTTTACATATTTTTTCCAAATGCTCTATTCCTTTATTACCCTGTAACACACCTGTAACATATTCTTTGCCATCAATACTACCATCATATACAGCTTTAAGACTAAAGTCGCTATTGTATTCATAATAACCTTCACATGTTTCCATTTCAACACCAAATGTGTAAGGCATTCCAAATGTTTTAGTAAACATAGTGTCTACTATTTTGTATGTATTATCCCATTCTTCGCCTTCGTCAACTTGTTCTTCTGGGACCCAATCATCTCGTCTTTCACACCATGCATAACCACAGTCAGTTGCTGTTTCACTGTTTTGAAAATATGTATCATTATATTCTGAATATGCATAATCAGTATCTTGATGCACCCAACCTTCGCCTCCATTATAAAGGTCACAGTATACCATCTCATCTTCAAAATACCAACATTCGCCTGTTTCACACCATTTTAACCCATCATCACCTTCATGGTAATACTCGGAATCTGACTCACAATATCTTGCTTCATCTATATGACAAATATCTCCATTAGCTAATGTAACACAATCATTTTCATGTTGTTCATCTCCATTCATATCAATAACATAACCTTTTTCTAATTCTTTTCCCATAATCTAAAGTTTTAATATGAATAATAAATTTCGGTAGCTATATCATCTAAAGCATTTATTGCTTCATTTAAAACTTTTCTTGATTCTATATCTAAATCAAGGTGTTCATCAAGTTCTTTTAGATTTAACATTATGTCGTGATAATGATTAGCTCTTTCATAATTTTCTTCTTCTTCTTTATCAATGTTAAGGTCATCGTCATTCCATAAATTAGCCTGACTATAAAGGCTTGACTGTGAGCTAGTTACATTATTGTAACCGCCATAAGAACGCCAGTCTGTATTTATAGATTTAGCAGCTGGTATTGGTTTGTGTTTAACTTTAATTGTTTTAATTAACTCACCTTCTTCCCAAACATAAACTCTATCTTTTTGACACTCTGTAATATCTTCCTTTCTTTTAGTTAGATTTTCAAGACCTTCTTTCAAAGAACTAAAGTATGTGCCATTATCTGTGCGTAAATAAAACAATGGATTATTATGCCTATAAGCATAAAGTCTATTGTCTCCAGCTGTATATAATACTGCTTTAGTACCACCAAATAAACCTAAGTTTGCAGCGTCTCTTGTTTCGCCAAGCACTTTAATAATCATTTCAGAGTCAACAGTAGTTTTGTTTATATTAAACTTCTTACCAACTTCTTCATAATTATCTAACACACCATTATGAGCACCTATAATTCCTTTGTGCTGAAATGGGTGTGCGTTCTCAGTGGTATTTTTACCATGAGTTCCGTATCTAGTATGCCCTATAAGAACAGTACCAGTTACATTTGATTTAAGCATTGGATATATATTCATTGATTCATCTAATGTTTTATATATCTTATTGTCTACGAACATTCCTGTAGAGTGGC